CATTTAAATTCTTTCTATTTGATTTGATTATACCACCATCACTATTACATTGCACTTGTTTACAATCATAGACAAACCCTTTGCACCTAACTGAGTTAACCTTTACATCAAGTCTTGTTAGTGCGTTATTGCAATCTATTCGACTATTGTAGTGGGTAGGGTTAGCTGGTATGATAATCTGACTATCTGCAAGGTGTAACCTTCTTTTGATTTGGGTATAGGCTGAACTATTATCTCTTTGTTGGATGCTTCTACCATTACCCATTGCATCTCCAGTTATCCTAAGTAGACCACGTGGCACATTAAGACTTTCAACATAATCACAGAATGCATCAATACTACCTTTGTCTATGTTAATCTCACCTACTACTGAACAACCTTTAGTGGTATGCTGTTGAATGATTAATGCTGATAGTGGGTTGATGTTAAAGTCAACTGAGATAAATACTGGTAGGTTAGGATTGATGGTTAGTGAATCGTCAATGTGTCTATCGTCATCCCAAGCATATAAGAATGGATTAGATACATCGTCCATAACATCCCAGTCACCTTCAACAAATCGTGCATACTGAATTGGTGGTAACTCTTTCAATGACTCTAAGTAATCTTGACTGATGTATGGGTTATCTGTTATGCGTGAGTTGATGTAGCACCACTTATCAGGTAGTGTATTAGTTCTCCACCTTTCATAGATTACTGACTTAACCCAGTTGTTAGCTGGGTTGCAAGTAGCAAGACATACTATTGGTGGATTACCTATAGACTTATTCCACGATCCTATACGTTCTTGCACCTTATAGAAGGTAGCTTCTTGTAACTCATTCACTTCATCTAACCCAGCACCATTCACTTCAAGTCCTCTGAATCTATTAAGGTCTTTATCATCATCAAATGATTCAGCCATAAAGATTAATACACTACCATTGGTGAACGTAACTACATTGGTCTCACGATTCCAACTACTAATGTATTGATTCAACCCATCGTTAAGTATTGAACTAAATGATGGGAATGTAGTCCTCTTGAGGTCAGGTAATGTCTTACGAATGATTACCCATCTTGAACGTGGGTAAAGTAAACATAATGAAGATAGTGTTAGTAGTAACCAGTACGTCTTACCACCACGTTATTCTTTCCCCCTTACATTTCTGCAAGGGGCAACCATCGTATAGCACCACCGAATACAATAACCTTCTTGTATCCGTTGATAGCCATATCGTAGGCTTTAGTTTGTCTCTTAGTTAGTTTGAAACTCATTCGTCCTTATCTCCTTCAGTCCTTATGATAATCAATGGCTCAGTAGTATACATTGTGCTTTCACCATTGTTTGCCCAAAGTTTTCTTTGTCTATTAGCTAACCAATGTTTCGCTGCTGGTGTATCAGGTGGTAACTCTTTTCTTAGTTGTACTATCTGACCATCCTTAGTTAATGCCTCTTCAATGATGGTTAATCCTAATGCACGTTTGTACATTGCTTTTGCCACCTTACCATCAGCATTCTCTTTCCCTTGCGTTAATGACTCGGAAAAACTGGGATAGACTTTCTTCCACTCATTGAATGTATCTTGATTAATACCAATGATTGTAGCCATTTGAGTATCTGTTAAACCAAGTAGTGCCATCTCAAATACCTGATCATTGAATATCTCTTTGTACTTAGTAGGTCTTCCAGCCTTGTTAGGTTCTTCTTGACTATTCATAGTATACAAAGTTAGTTTTTTTGATAGTCACTAAATTTTTTAGTACCCATCTTTTTTATAAAGTGCTTAATGTTATTTCGGTATAGTCCTATTCTATGGTTGGGATTGATTGCTGCTTGTTTATCGTCTGCTGCTATATCTACATAACCAAGTGCTAACATATCCTCATGATCAGGAAATACATCAGAGTGCCTATCTACTTCTTTATTTATGTATTGGTCTTGTTTACCACCAAATGAATATATGACAATGAAGTTACTTGGTTTATTTAGTTTTTTCATCATTAGAACTTCTTTAGTGTAGGTGTAGAATATTGAATCTATACACTCATTAGATATATCAATCCAGTCTTGAGCATATGACTCACTAAAGAAGTCACCAGCATCGTGTATACGTATGTACTTACCTTTGTACTTAGTCTTCTTTATTTCTTCAATCATTAACCTTTTCCACTCTTCACGATTGTTAAGTACGAGTTCTAACTTTTCAATGTGTGCCTTTCTAACATTACTGAATAGATAAGTACCATTCTTTGCATAACAGAAGGCTGCACAAGCACCAGCATTAGGACAAGTATTAAACTTAGTACCATCAGTTAATGTAACCCAGTGCGCTGGTAATGTCCAGCCAAATATGCCCGATTTCTTTAAATCACTATTTTGAGTGAGTAGATTCATAGGTATTAAAATTGGTATGTATCTATTCTTTTCTTCAGCATATCAATAAACTTTTCCATCATAGCTAAATAGTAACTATTGAAATCTTGGTATCCTTCAGGATTCCGTTCAAACAATACATAGAGACACGATCGCAATCTCTGACTTGGTGTCTTGCTACCCATCTCTTCTGCATCTATCTTGATTGACTTGAGTAACTCTTCATCATTATAGTTGAATGCTTCACCTTTGAATGCCATTACACCTACACCTGATGTCCATTGGTTGAATAGTTCAGCAGCCTTAGATGGTGAAAGTTCTTGTGTACCTATCACTACCTTCAGAGTCTTATCTCTACGGGTAGCAACTGATTCAATTGCACAAGGTATAAGTAGTAGGTTACTTTCCATAGGTTGAGGTGTAGTATTTTTCTGCTAATTCTTCATTGGTTAAATCATTGTAACCTTCTGCATTTTTCCAAGCATCAATTATCTGCTTCTTTTCTATTGCTTTGGCTTGTTGGAAAACAACTGTGTTCTTGATGTCAATCTTGGTATGATGTTGCTCTAATTCCTCAACCAACCACTCAACTGCAGATTGTTTTTTATCCATAAAACTGAATATAATGATTTAATGATGCAGTAGATGAAAAACCATAGTTTTCATTATCTTCTTGACCACATTCATAAGCACCCATTATCTCCATCTTATGTTGTGACTTTAACTCTTCATAGTTGTTTAGCATCCACGATTTAAAGTCAGCATCAGATAGTAGGTTGTGTTGCTCAAATATTAATTCAATACACGATTGTTCAGCAGCCATAGTGTTCAGATTTAGTTGGTTTAGATTCTTTATAGTTAGAACTAACCTTATCAAGATATTCTTTGACCATTACCTTGATTAGTTCTTTGTGCGATGTTGGTATGCGAAATGTGATGTTAATTGTTCGTTCACCATACTTGAATGGGTGACCAGCACCTACCCTCTTACCACCTCTGTTATCTTTCTTTTTTAGTTCCATGTCAACAAATATAGTGATTATATGATTACGTTTTACATTGTTTGTTGATTATCATTTGCTTTTTCGTTGTAATGTTTAGGATATGGCATTTGTTTTAATAAACAATCTTTAATAGATTTTTGATTTATAAAATAGATATATCTGAATTGCCTTAATGTAATTTTATTTGCCCTTTCTTTATTTGCTTGTAAATATTTTTCTGCTGCATTGCTTTTTTTAGGGTCTTTAATAGTCATTGCTTTATTGTGATAGCATTGGTTGTCTAATTCCCAAAAATCTGAACTATGCTCCCCATAATATTTAAAATTTGCTGCTTGATAAACAATTCCAAGACCTCCACATCTTTCATCTGCAAATGATTGAATCCATTTTATTATTTTTATTTTGCTTCTGATATATCTTATTGAGTAACTTATTGCCATACTTTCACTATTAGATATTGCTTTGTCATCAAGCCACATTCTATTCAATTCTAAATATTCATAAATTCCAGTATTTAATACTATCTTATCCATACTTGCAGCATTCATAGCAAATCCAAATTGAAGACTTCCTAATAATTCTTTATTAATAAATACTCCCAAATAAATATATGTTGTTGCAAATCCAGCAACTTTATGACTATAATGATTTTTTATTATCAATTTATTAGAAACATTTTTATCTATTTCTTTTACATAAAATTCTTCACTACCAAATCCTATTATTTCTTTAGAGCCAAACATAGATAGTTGGTCACTATATATTAAATCTTTTTTTGACATTGTATTTTATTTACATTGTTTATTAGTACAAAATATCTTACCATGATACACCTTTGCATATTCACACCTACCACTTCTTATCTCATAGTAAGTTAAATCACATTCAATAGACCACATCTCACGAAATGGGTAAGAGTTATTGAATAATACCTCAAAGTCTTCATAAGTCAAATTCATTTCATCTAACATAACAAACGGCTCAGTAAGATGCTTATTAAGGTAATTGTTATACTCAGAATGGTATATCATAGTCAGGGTCTGTATAATGTTTTAGGTCTTTTGGTTTGGGTAAATAACTACTACCTACATCGTGAGTAACAACATCAGTAAAGTTTGTCATATTAGGTGAATGCCTGAACTCAACTATACCAGTAGCACCTTGACGATGTTTCTCAAATAGATAGAAGATGTGATTGGTGTATGGGTTACCATCTTCATCATTCAATCCATAATAGGATGGTCTCCATACAAATGCTACTGAGTCAGCATCTTGCTCTAATGAACCTGATTCTCTCAAGTCAGATAAGATTGGTTTCTTATCAGGTCTCTTTTCAACTTCCCTACTTAATTGTGCAAGTGCTATGATAGGTATGCCAAGTTCTTTTTGTGCTGCTTTTAAAGTTCTACTGATCTCTGCTACTTCAGCCTCACGATTACCACCTTTGAACCCTTCTATGGTCATTAATTGAAGGTAGTCAATGATAGCCCACTTGCATCTACCTTTTCTATGTTCACGCTTCATTACTCTTATTGCCTCATGCACACCACATCTTGCTTTATCGTAGATTAGAAATGGTGCATTCTCAATGTTACCTATTATCTTTTCAAATGAATGGAGTTCCGATTGACTTAGGTTACCATCACGTAACCTTGAAGAGTGGATGGTGTCACCAGCATCTTGTAAAATTAACCTTTGACATAGTTGAGACTTATTCATCTCAAGATTGAAATAGATACCAGCCTCATTAGATTTCATTCCATGAAATAATGCAAGAGCAGTCTTACCCATTGATGGTCTACCAGCTATGATAATGAACTCAGGATGAAAACCACCCGTAAACTTATTAAGAGACTTCAACCCAGTTTCAAGTCCAGTAGTCTTACCTGATAGTGTTAGTGCTGCCCTACGATAGTATGCCTCACGTTCATCATTGGTTAGTTCAGATAGGTTAATTATGTTATCTGAGTTAGTACCAGTATCAAGTAAGTTGGTAAGTGATTTGATTATTGATGTAGCAGTTGTGTAACCATCGTTATTAAGAAGTCCTAATGATTGTTCAGTTACTATTGATGCTATTGATCGTTTGATGTGATTATCTTTTAAGATAGCAATGTATTCATTAACTGGTTCATTGTAGGTCAAGTTGTTTGACCATGTAACAATCTCAGATGTTTCTTTTGGTGTGAACTTATCAATTTCGTTTGCAGTCATAAAGAAGTTGACAATGTTAGGAGTAAGTCCTTTGTCAATTGTTTTCTTAATTAGTGCATAACATCTATTGGTAAGCACCTCATTAAAGAGATGCTCACTTAGTTGTGGTATTAGTTCCTGATGTGTTTCACCAGTCATTAAGATACCTATGAGTGCTTGTTGTGGGTTAGTCATTGTTTTTCAAATTTAAAAAATTTTTGTTTGTGCAATACATTTATTCAAATAATGATGTTTGATTGAATTTAGATTTTTCAAATATGCCACGTGCAAGATTAAAAATAGTTAAACCAGCTTGATAGTCAACTAAGTTACGAGCCATTTTTTGAACTGATTGTGTTCCTTTATATTGCCTAAAATCATAATCATGAAATTTGCACCATTTATTTAATTCATCTTTTGATTCCATAATACTATGTTTTCTTTCATTTAAATCATTAGGTAAAATAAAATTTGTCCAATATAAATGCCTTCCTATTTTTTTTCCTTTTATTAAAGGTTCATAATAAGGTATTACATTTTCAACACAATATTTTCCATCAAAGTAATTTTCTAATAATAAAATTTCTTCATATAATTTTAAATCTGGATAGATTGCACTTGTTGTATTTTTTCTTGCAAATCTTGCTCTGCTATGACTTGGACAAGGTGGACTTGACCAAATAAAATCAAACTCTTTATAATGGTCAAGCAAATATTGATGTGCATCAGCAACTATTACTATATCATTTGGAAATCTTTCTTGATATAATCTTGCAGCTTCTGGGTCAAGTTCTATAGCAGTAACTTCACAATCTGTCCATAGGTATCTATTACCACCAAGACAAGAATATAAATTAAGGACTTTGTATTTCATAGTTTTATTTTTTTTAGATTACATCGTCACCTACATAATGTTGACCTTGAGATGAACGATTGAAGACTACTGGTGCTGACTTGACAAAGGTGTTAGTCTTATTGTTATTGAGTTCAAAGATACCTACCCAGTTATTCTGTATTGAGTTTTCAAGAATCTTAATAGCAACATCTTTGTTAGCCTTTGATAATTCTCTAAGTTTCTTAGTCAATAACTCAACTGCATTCTTAGTAGGTATTTTTTTCATATTGATTCTCATTTGAATATAGTTGATGAATGTAGCATTAAGAGTTACATCAGTTCCTAAGTATTTCTCTGACTCAATCAACTTGACAAAATCACTTATAGATTTTGGCTCTTTGTCTTTATATTCTTTATTCTCTTTTACCTCTTTAATAGTCTTATGAATATGGGTTGTGCTTTGGTTGGTGCTTTGGTCTTGCTCTATACTTTGCTTTGGTTGTGCTATGGTAAATTTTACTAAGGCAATTACATTGCATTTATACTGATTAATGGATGGTTGCACTACCTTAATTAATCCATTCTCAACCAATTCGTCAAAGTGCTTCTTATAGGTCTTATAAGTTGCTATGTTGACTCCATTCATTATCTGAGTAGCTGATAGACCAAATGACTCTTTCCAATGCAATTCATTCGCAATTGATAAGATGTAAAAGTATATTGCAGTAGATGTTGAATTAATCTTATTTGGGTTGATACTTGCCCAGTTCCAATACCCATTAAAATACTCAAACATCGTAACCAAAATACTTTAAAATGTTATTGTCAACATTTATTGCAGTATCAATAAACAATGATTCAAGTGAAATTTGTTTTTGTACACATTCATCAGGGTATTCATAATCTAAATCTTTTAATATTTTTTCTACCCACATTGATTTAATCATTTCAATCAATTCGTCTTTTTCAAGATTGTCTATTTTTGCTTTCATAATAAAAAAAATACCCTATGAGGACTGAGGTAGTATCGACCTTGATTTTACTCTTAGTCTCTCAGTCACCATAGGGTGACAATGTTTTACAATACATTCAGGATACTACCTCTGAATGGTGCTAAGTTAATATAAATTTCTGAGTTAAAAAAGTGGATGGCTAAATAACTCCCTTAAATTATTTTGTATTTGTTACACCACCCACCCTATTGACATCGTGTCAATATCATTATACTAATCTCTTTCAATAACTAAATTCAGTTTACCTTGATTTATTAAACAATGAATATCTTTTACATATTCAATATGAGTTAATAAAAATTCTAAATATATTTCATTAGTTGATTTCCAATTTCTTTGATATAATATATAAGTAAATCCATAATATGTAGTGCTTAAAATGTATATTAATGCTTTTCCTATCTCAGTTTCTGATTTAAAACATTCTGAAGTTATTGTATCATATAATTTTAATTTTTTAGCAAAATCAAAATCAATAGTTACATTTTTGTAAAATATATCTCCTATAATTTGTTCAGGATGCATTTCGTTTTTATGTTCTTCAATTTTATCTCTTAACATTTTTAATTCTTTGCATTCATTTTTATAAGTATAATTTATTTTAAGCATCATTGCACTTTCAAAACTATCTCCTTCGTATAAAAAATCTTTATTATCTGTTATCCAAATATCTACTTTTTTCATTTCTTTATTGATTTATGTATGATTCAATTACTTTGATAGTTTCATCTACTCCAGTAGAAAACAATGCAGCATAACCTACTTCATTCAATGCCTTTAATATTTCTGCTTGTCTCTCTGTATGCTCATTAGCTTTTAATGTACCATCTTTCTTAAATGGATTAGCTTTCTCAGTCTTAATCTCTATAAATAGACCAGCAAAGTTACCACGTGGTAAGGCAATGAATAAATCAGGATAACCTTTGATAGGATTCTGTGACCTATGCTTAGTTGCCATATATGGACTCAGATACATACCAGCAGCGAAGTCAAATCTGAATATTACCTTTGGGTGTTTTATTGTTAGATACCTTGCTATGACTTTGTAAATCTCTACTTCGTGACTCATTGAGAAATATTTTATAGTTGTGGATAAGTTGACTTCTTGAATTATTTGCAAGGTAAAGATAGTAGTTGAGTTCATATACTGGCATCCAATCAAATCTGTAAGACTTAGGATAGATCCTTTCTAACTCTATTTGTGAATACATTACCTCAACTACTGGTGCTTCATCTTTTAACCTAACACCAGTTATCTTAGACATCTGTTTCTGAATTAGTAGAGTTAACTTATTGTGATTGATGTCAAGGTACTTTGCAATGTCACAAGATGGTAGGTCACCACCACAAAGAAACCATCTCTTAACTCCAATCACATATCTATCTTCAATCTCTTTAAACTTAATTGACTTACCCGTTAAGTATTCGATGTGTTCGATTAGTTCAGACTTCATTACTTCTATTGTTTTTTATTAGTTCAAATACCTCGTATGATTCTTCTTCTGCCCAAGTAATAAGTTGCTCTTCATCTGTATGCATATCAAAACTAAGATGCATCAGTTCGTGCATTATAAGACCAAATGTCTCAATATCATTGTTACATCTGCTAAGGTTAATGAAGACATAGTGCCTTTCTGAATTTGGAATATAATTACACCATCCAGCAAAGTATGCAGATTGATTAGTGTTATTATAATTTATGCAGTCTTTAAGATTTAAGCCGTGCATCTCAGTTACATTGTAGTGAGTGAATATCTCACAAGGATTATAACTGAATAGCAAATCATAATTAATCCTTGATACTATCTTCATCTGTTACCTTATATAATTGTTCGTAGTAACCTTTACCAGTAGTATAATTCTCAAGTATAAAACCATTCTTACCTAACAAGTAACCATCATTCCAAGCAGAAGATATATCCATCTTTTCAATTTCTAAATAGCTTTCAATTATTTCAATCACTTCAGGACATTGCTTATTTAACTTATCGTGTGAACTAAGTAATCTTAGTATGATTTGAATTGCAGTTTCATTTTTCATTGTTATGATTTATAAGATGAATTAAAATGTGATTTAAGTTCATTGATGTTGGTGTCAAGGTAACCAGTAATTAACTTATACCCATCAGCAATCTCATTATCACTATGTCTATATACTAAGATTGAATCCGATGTACTATTGGTCTTTTTACTTCTTGCAGTCACACCAATGTAATAGAAATTCTTAGGGTCAATTCCAGCTATCAATGAATACCATACCGCCTGAATGTGATTGTAGTGCTTTACCATATCTGAACCAAATACATCTAAGGTCTTAGCAGATGTTGTTTTGATGTCTGCTATCACATTTAACTTCTTATTGTAGATGTCAAACATTGCCTTACCTTCTATGGTATGTCTACCAATGTTCACCTCTTTAATAACTGGGTGTTCATTGATTGCACCATCCATTATTCTTTTAGCTACTGGGTGGTTTGATATTGCCTTGTGTACGTTGTATGCCTCAAGGTTCATATCTTCTACTTTCAAATCAAGTAACTGATGGTGAAGACTTACACCTTGCTCAAGTGCAAACTTAACATAGCTAATGTCACCAGTATAATGTTTCTTGATTCTTGAGCAAGATAGTGCTGGAAAGTAAACGAATTGGTCTCTTGTCATAATTCAATCCAATTAGTAGTTACCTCTGACTTTGATATCTTATAAAGACCAGTTGACTTTAGGAATCTAACACAATTTTCTTCATTCAATTCAAACAAATCTTTAGTAACAACATTATTGTTATTTGTTGATGGTGTTGGTGGTTTAATTGAAGATGGTGCATATAGTGGTTTAGGTTCTTCTTTTCTATTCAATTGAATAATTAAATCTCTATATCTTTTATAACTAACACTACTAAATCTATTTCTATAAATTGTCAATGAACTATAATGTGTTTCTTTATAACCAGCCATTAAAGAAAATTCAACCTTAGAAATATTATGATGCAATCTATTTTTTTCAAGAATGTCAATAATCTCATAGTGATTATGTGCTGAAAATTTATACTTAGAAGATAGACCATCTCTCATTACTTTATTATCGTTGTTCATTTTTGGTTGTTTTATGTGTTGATTAATTGAAACTGGTTTAATTGGATTTGCACCTCTGAAATTTAATACTGGTTTTTTATCTTCCATGACTTAACGTATTACCTGAGTTTTATGATCGTAGATTTCAATACCATCAATCTTAACTACACCGCACTTTTCCATAGCCTTAGCAAGTGGTGTTAGCAGTTCTTGGTAGTCTAATACTTCAGCAGCAAATAACACATTAAGTACCATTGACCAGTTTACTTCACCATTGATACGTGCTTTCTTAGTTACCCTAATGTTCTTGGGTTGCTCAGTATTGATGCTGATTGATTGGTCAACTAACTGACCAGCTAATGCAGAGAAATCTTCAATTGATACATCTGACAATGCTTTCTCAGATTCAATCTTTAGTTTCTCATTTGCCTCACGTTGCACCTTTTCAAGTTCTTCATTGTAGGCTAACATCATTGTCTTAGCAGATTCGATGTACTTCTTGAGTGGCTCAGTTGCTTCTTTCTCAATCTCCATTATTTCCTTCTTGTACGCATCCAATGGAGCAGTAATTGATTTACGGCTCGATTCAATTGATTTAACGACTTCATTTGCTAATTTGATAGTATGCTCAGTTATATCATAAGATAGTTTGTCTTCTACCTTAGATGGTGCATCATTGATTAGTTGTTGAGTCTTTAATGTTGTTTGGTTATTAATCACTTCATAAAGTGAATCAACCGTGAGTATTATTTCTGACTTAGTATTTTTCATTTGAGTAAAGGGTTTTTAAAGGGGGGTGATTTAATACCCCCCCTATTTTTTAATTAAAATGGTAGTTTACTTGGGTCTTCTTGGTCACCTTGCATCCAATCGAAATCATTTGGATTAACACCTTTCTCAATAGTGAATGTAGGTAGTGGTGTTGGTGCTGGTTTATTAGCTGGGTAGTTAGCAGTCATTTCTGCATTCATATATGCTATAAATTCATCACTCAACTTAATCTTATCTTGAACAAACTCAGGTAGTGTTCTGAATACAACCATATCAGGTTGTTGAGTTGAGAATACCAATGGTGGATTAACTGCTGGTGGACATATCATACCCTTAGGTAGTGGTGTAATTGTTTGAATGTTAGCAAAGGTCTTATCTCCACTTTGCTTGTGAATAATATTGACCATGCACTCACGACCAATTAAACTAAATACATTGTACTTCTTAGCCTCATCTTCAGTCAATGTCTTACCCTCAATTGAGTGAACATCTTTTCTTAGGGTGCTTTTCTCATGCATTGACAATGTGTACATATTACGTGCATAGAATGGTTGCTCACCTTTCTCAGGGTCAAAGACCGCAGTTTCTAATGGTAGTTCAAATAATACTTGAACCTTTCTTTTCTTACCACCAAACTGACCAGTCTGCTCTGTAGTGCCTAAGTCAATGATTTGGTAGATACGTGCAAGATGCATACCTACTGGTGCTATCTTGTTTGAATAGTTTGAGTCTCCACCTATGGGAGCGTTTAGTGTTGGTAACATAATTGATTTGGATTTATTGATTAAAAATTAAAGTGATTTAAACATTATAGTGGCAGTCTCTTCTAACTTAGCTAATGCTTTGTCATAGGCTGCTACCCATTCATCAACTGAGATAGGCTGGTAATCTCTATACTCCATTGGTACTGCATGATGCTCTTCTTTAAAGAATTGCCTAACCATCATTGCACAATTAGAGTCACATCTTGTAAAGATGCCTTTGTAACATCCATCATTAACGATGGTAATCATTGAACCATTGATATGGTCGTAGTGAAAGTAGGTGTTGTTGTCTTGTAGTTTGAATAAAGTTGATGCTTTCATATTACACGAATTTAGGATTGATTGATTATAAAATTAGAAATGGAAATATAGGGAGGTCTGAGCCTCCCTTAATTGGTTAGTTATTAATTCCAGCTTGTTTTAATAATTTTGCTAAGAAATTTTTAGCTTTTATTTCTGATGTGGTTACAAGTCTAACTTGATTAGCACTATCAATTACTGCGTATGATTTTGTGCCTATTAATTCGATTGTTGCGTATTGTTGTAAAGTTGCCATATTGTTTGAGTGATTAATTAGTGATTGATTGTTTGACAAATGTAAAACTATATTTTGAATCTGCAATAACTCAATCAAAATAAACACAATTATTTTTAGTCATATTACATAACTGACTGATAATGAAACAAAAAACTTTACTATTTTATTAGTTGACTACTCAATCCAATACCTAATAACACACCTACACCTACCTTAAATGCAGTTGATTGATACCACTTAGGTTCTTTCTTAACGTAAATGTTTGATAGATTGGTTATTGACATAGTTGGATTGTCAATGTGCAATCTCACTACACTATCTGTTTTTCTCAGTAAACGATTAATAAGACCATCTCTGAGAGTATCCCCCACAGAATAGGTCAAAGTACCACTTGATACAATTGAGTCGATTAAAAGCGTTCCTGTGGTGTCAATCTTACCATCAATAGAATACCACTCACTATAATCTGAGAACTCAACTGGTAACTTAATGTAACTGGTTGAATCAAATATAATAGGTTCAGCAAGTTGAATCTGAGTCTTAACAATAGTCTTATACTGAATCTTAACCACCTCCTTTGGATTGCGAATAGACAATAACTTAATAGCTATATCTTTATTGTCAATCTCAGATTGATAGTTGATAGCTTGACTAATCAATTGACTTGAGTCAGCTAAGTGTTGTACTTTGTAAGATTGTACTTCTTCTTTCATCTTTCTGTAGTCAATAGTCAATTGACCATTTGATCCACAAGTATGAATGAAGATTAGCAGCATAACTATTCCAAAGACAATACCTAATACCTTATCAATTGAGTCAAACTTACTTGATTCCATAACCACCAATTAACTTAATAAACTTTTCCCACTTTAATTCAAAGCATGATTTGTCTCTTAGGTTTGACCTCAACACATTCTTAGCTACATAGATAGGCATCTCACGTTCACATACATAATGCTTTACCACAATTAAGAGTCTTTCATCAGCCTCTTCTTCATCCATTGGTAAGGTGCAATTTTTCATAATTGCCTTGTTGCTTTCTTAACTAAGTGATGTATTGATTCATCTAATCTCTTCATTGAATCATCAACCATCTTGAGTAGTTCAGTCTGTTCAACTTCACTTATATTACTACCCTTATCAAGTAACAACTTAACCACACCAGCAACAGATGTCAATGGTTGTCTAAGTTCGTGACTTAACATAAACCTGAACTCTTCTAATAATACTTTTTGCTTTTCGTGTTCGTGACTTGTTATGCTGGTAACATCAGTAATTTGGAATCCAACAAAATGAAGTGAGCCAAGTATAGCATAGCAGTTCCACAAATTCCACCTTAACCCACTATTTTTCTGTTTGGTTCGTGCATAAATACGAACTGGGTTAGGTGTGATTTCAATTGCTTTCTTAACTGATGCAACATAATCGTCTAACTCAGTATCGTCTGTTATGATGTCACTAACCTTCTTAGGTTTAATGTGGCTTGAGTATTCTTTAAAGAGATCATTAGACCTAACAATACTACCTTCATAGTCAGCAACTACATATAGCAAGTCAATAGAATTGGCTAAGATGTATTGAGTAGACATATCTAACTCTTAACGATCTTGTTAATCTTACGTATCATATCTAACCAATAAAATGTACTACGATATAGCCAAATAGATGTAGCAAGTAGCATCAACATCATTACAATTGAATTAGATAAGTCACTATATTGGTAATGTTGAGCCATAACAATTTCAGTTTTGTGTGAAATAATAGGTGTTAGATTCAACTTTTCACCCTTAATTAACCACTTAGCATCACAAGGTTGGATGGTATCCGATGCACGAAATGGTATTACTGGTGTTGGTTGAACTTCTAACTCTACTTTCGGCTCAAATTTAGTTAAATTATGGTCAACATATAATGTTTCACCCCATTGATTTTGATAAATAAACATTGAAGTGTCACCCATATAGTGATTAATAAAGGTAAACGGCTCAGGTGTACCTACAATTTCTTTAAATGTGTGGTTGTGAACCTTACAAGATGCACCAATTACACAAACATTGTCAAATGTGTGGGTATAGATAGTGTCTTTTACCATTTCAACCATTACCGCCTCCTTTCTCAGTAGGCTTCCATACCCATTTCAAGGTAACAACAGCACCAATGATGTATGCAAATGACTCCTTATCTATTTTCTTAGTGAAGAATAGCCAAAAACCAATAACAGATACCAATGAACCTATAGTCAAATGCCAATATACCATAAGTAAGTCAGCTATTTGTTTAAATTTCTTAGGGTCTATAGCCATAGCTACTATACGACCTTCTTGAAATATAGTTCTGCTTCTTTTTGTCTTCTTTTCACTAAACCTTGCAAGACTTTTCCACCAGCCTTATTCCATTTGGCGAACTCTAAGGCAATATCTTTATCATTTGGGTTAGTAAGTACCTTTTTAAGTAATGTAGACTTGGATAAGTTACCTAATCCACAATTAAAGGCAAATGATACCAATGCATCAAATTGATACTGGGTTAAGTTGACTGATTTAGTGTACTTAGATACGTAAATATCAAAGTCAACTAAGGTATTTATCAGTAATACTTCAGCCTCTTCTTTGTCACGCAATACGTCACCCATCTTGACATTAGATTTGTCAGGATAGAACGTAGAACCATAACCAATAGTAGGTACACCAGCCGAACATTTGTAGGCATTGAGTCTAAGACCTTCAAAGTCCTTGACCAATTGAATACCAGTCTTAGATATATTCATTATATAACTTCATACTGGAATTGTAATGTGCAGTATTGCATATTTGCTGCCGTTGTTGTGACAAGGTCAACGAAACAAGTGTAGTTTGTTGTTTCGGCTTCAATTGAAAGTCCAACAATATCAGACAGTGTTCCAGTAACAGAGAACTGCATCAATCCAAATAACTGCTTGGAATTTGTGAAGTTCGATGCCACTGGAAGCGACAATTCAAAAGAGCCAGTTGTCTCTCCTGCATCCACAGTAACTTCCAATTGAATTGAACAACTTACAATGCTCCCTACTTTGATGAATGTTGCATAGTTAGGTGTTGCAATTATGCCATTCGTTTCTGCACTTGCTGTCGGTGTATAAGTGCCACTGCTAAACATGTTGCCCACTTCAATTTGCTTGGATGTGCCCTGTGGAGATTGCGAGGTGTCGCTGATGTCCACAATGTAAAGTAAGTCTGCATCGACAGCCGTTGTCAATGTACCTAAGTCTGTAATTTTTACTCCTGCCATTTGTTTAGTTGTTTAAGATGTATGTTACCGCCTCAGCTGAGGTCGAAAATGTGATGCCGTTGATTGTGAACTCTGCTATGTTAATTAGTAAAGTTC